ATATGAAGGTGACATATGAAGACGAAGTTATCCCCTATCACATTGAAAGCACATATCGGCCCGATTACCGTGTATCGATCAGAAAAAATGACGAGACTGTGGCCTACGTCGAATTTAAGGGTGGTGGACGGGCATTTAGTTCCGATGTACGTAGAAAGATGATTCTTGTCAGAGAACAAAACCCCGATAAGAAATTCTACATCGTCTTCTATAGAGATGGTAAGTGTGGTCCAGTAAGAAAGGATGGTACATTCATGACGCAGTCTACATGGGCTGCTCGTAATGGATTTGAGTATTGTATTGGAGTAGAGAATATTCCCGAAAGTTGGTTTGATGGAGATTAAAAATGAGCCCCTTTGGTTGGTTGACTATCGGCCTTGTAATTCTCTTTTTGTATATTCTAATTGAAAGTCTGTGGCATAAATATTGGAATGTTAAGATAGAGATTACGAAATATGAAATAGATAAAAAATTCCAAGAAGAGTTAGATAAGAGAAAGGATCAAGCACCATGATTAAGCTTGCATATGCGGTGTTCGTTATGCATCTAGGTGGTACTGGAGAACATTATTATCCTACTCATGAGTATCATCAGTATATAGAGAATTGTCTCTCTTCTGCTAGGGACCACAATCAAGTTGGAATGGAAAGTACTGCCAATGCGGGAAACTCTATTTACTTCTGCAAGAGATTGGACGAACCGATAATTACAAAAGATAATAAAGAAAGAGGTCCTCACTGAGCAATAAATATGTAATAATTCCCGATAGTCACGCACATCCTGAGCACCACAATAGACGAGCCGATTGGTTATCGAAGCTTATTATCGATGAGAAGCCGGATGTTGTGGTGAACATTGGTGACAGTGCTGACATGCCATCTTTGTCTACTTATGACAAGGGTAAGAGGTCATTTCAGGGTCGCTCGTATCGTGCTGATATCAACAGTCACTTAGACTTTCAGTCAAGATTGTGGGACCCTATTAAAGCAAGAAAGAAGAAGCTACCATATAGAGTAGTGCTAGAAGGAAATCATGAACATCGCGTGGAACGTGCACTTGACCTATCCCCCGAATTGGCTGGTACAATTGGGTTTAGTGACTATGCTTTTGATGATTATTATGATACAGTTGTAAGATATGATGGTGGAACTCCAGGTGTTATTGAATTGGATGGCATACTGTTCGCCCACTACTTCATCACTGGGGTTTCTGGGCGTCCTATTGGTGGTGAAAGACCTGCCCATATGTTGCTCGATAAAACCGGGACAAGTTGTGTTGCTGGTCATATCCATACCTTTGATTATGCTACCCGTACTAATATCAATGGTAAGGTACGGAATGGGTTAATTGTAGGTTGTTATCAAGACTATGATAATGATTGGGCAGGTAATATTGCTCATTTGTGGCGAAGAGGTGTGGCAGTATTAGACAATGTAGAGAACGGTGATTATGACCTAAAGTGGATCAGTCTTAATGCTTTGAAGAAAGAATACGATGACTGAATCACTCATCAAAGATGAATCCTAAATTTTAAACGAAGTTTACAAATTGTCTTCAGAAGAAGTAAAAATTAAAAGATCGAAATCTCGTAAAAGAAATTTCCTAGCAAAAGAACTAAGAGACACTGGTGAACATAAAGGGGCATATGCGATAAAGATCATAGACCCAAGAAAACAGGAGTACAAGAGAATAAAGAAAGTGAATATCGATTATGATGACGAAACGTATGATTGAGGATGCAATCTCTAAGCAATTGGAGAATCGTACCTTTGATGAAGTACTAGAAGATTTCGACCTAACCCCAGAAGAAGTATTTTGGAAGCTATTTCAGGTAGGATATATTGATCAAGAGCTTCTAGAGAATATGTATGAACTCTACTAATAGAGAGTTCGAAACCGGGGAAGAGGTCAAGGCTATCATTGATGCAGAGATGCTAGGTGATATGGTCTCTTCTGATTTTCAAATGAAAGGGTTTGTTCCATTCAATGTCTCTCTTTACATAAAGAGTATTGAACAGATATCGAATGATCTGCTGGAACTTACTATGACAGTAACGAAAGAGTCTATGAATTGAGTAGGGAAATCTTTGTAATAAGCGATACTCATTTTAATCATGCCAATATCATTAAGTACCATAATAGACCATTCCGGGGTTCTAATGAAATGGATTGGGTAATGGTTGATAGGTGGAACTCTGTAGTCCGTCCACAAGATAAAGTTTATCATCTCGGTGATGTTTATATGAATGCTTCCAAAGGTTATATAGAGAATATCCTATCTAAGCTTAATGGACATAAGAGATTGATACTCGGAAATCATGACAACGGAAAGGATCAAATCCTACAGAAATATTTTGAAAAGATTAATATATGGAGAATGTTCCCTGAATTTGGACTTCTCTTGACCCATGTCCCTATACATAAACAATCTCTTAGAGAAAACCCCTTGGCTAAAGGTAAGTACGACCTCTTGAATGTACATGGACATATTCACAGTAACCCTTCTCCTGAAGGTCCATACCAAAACGTATCGGTTGAGGTGATTAACTATACCCCCATATCAATCGAAGAACTAAGGATACGATAATATGATTAAGATGATTACTACTATGTTTGCTACTGCAATTGCCTTGGCAACATTTACTTATTCCGCTGAGGCTAAGGATATTAAGCTACTTGAAGTTATCAAGGCTGTCCCTCAGATTAACGATAATTGCAGTGCCTCTGTGATTTATTCTAATCGAGATCAGAAGTCTGGTGAAGTAAAGACAGTGCTATTGACGGCGAAGCATTGTCTTGAAGGTTACAAGGACACAGACAACCTTTATGCTGACTTCTTTGACTATCAGAATAATCGAGTGGTGAAGAAGAATCGCTTTATGGCACATCGTGCAGGTATGTCTTACAATAAGGATATCGCCCTTCTACAGCTTGACGATAAGAACACTCTCTTTGAAAACAAGGTTAAGTTGAGTGATGGTAAGACTATTGAAATAGGTGATGAAACTGTAACCGTAGGTTATCCTCTTGGTGTAGGTATCAACTTTACTCGTGGTAACTTCTTGTCCATTATTCATCTGTCTGGTTTCATGGACAACCAAGATTTCATTAGAGCAACTCCTGATGTTGGACCGGGTAACTCTGGTGGTCCTCTCTTTAAGAAGCTGGACAATGGTGATTACGAACAGATTGGCCTTACTACTGGTGTTATCAATGGCTTTCCTTTTACTGGAGTATACACTGGTATCGATGATATCCGGAATTATCTTAAGGTAGCTCTCCCGGAAGCTATTGGTGAAAAGAAGACTGACACCACTATCGTGAGCCCTGCAGGTCGGTAATGCCAGCAGATTATCCCCATTACACAATTCTGTGGGATGTTATCTTTAACACAATTTTGGCTGTGGGTATAACTGCAGCCATTATTCATTTTATTGTAAAGGTATGGAGAGGTAAATAGAACAAGAAGAATGGAAATCCTTGAAAGATTTCGAGGGATTGTATGAAGTATCTAGTCTTGGCAGAATTCGTTCTCTGGATAGAACAGTCAAAGACAAAAATAGTAGGAGAATCAGACGACTAAAAGGTAGGATTTTACAAAACGTTTGTGCTACAACCGGCTATCACATGGTGGCATTACATAAGAACGAAAAGAGATGGTATAGGCGGACAGTACATAGACTGGTAATGGAAACCTTTTGTCCTCTAGAAGATTCTGAGACTAAAATCGTAGATCATATAAATGGCATCCGGAATGATAATAGACTAGAGAATCTTCGTTGGGCGGATTTCTACACAAATAATAGAAATACTCCGTATATTAGATATCTCCAAAAGCTTTTAAAAGAAAATAAAATCGATTATATAAGTGAGGAACATTGGAAGCAGTCTATATAGACCATATGGGATCAGATGATAGAGTGGTGGATGCGGCTAGGGTTTCATTTAGTAAATTGGCTGAGAACTACACCCCTGATCAAAATAAAAAACTAATTGCTTACTTAGCAAAAAATAATCATTGGACTCCATTCGGACATCCAACTATAACAATAAAAGAAAAAGTGCCGATTTTCGTGGCAAGACAACGTTTTAAACATTTCGTAGGTTTTGTTTATAATGAAGTCTCCAGACGATATGTAGATGATGATCCTGAGTTTTTCACTCCTGACAAATGGAGAAAGAGACCAGACGATGGTATTAAGCAAGGCTCTCATCCTGATGAATTCATTCTTAGACTAGAATGGGAAATCGAAAAAGAATGGATTGATCCTTGTCAGCGAGTTGAATATAGCTACGAAGATATAGATAAAGCTTATTCACAGTTCATTAATCATTCCAAATGGTTGTATAAAACCATGATTGATAATGATGTTGCTCCAGAACAAGCTAGAATGGTATTACCCCAAAGTCTCTACACGGAATATTGGGTAACGGGTTCATTAGCTGCATGGGCTAGGGCTTATAAGCTCAGAATTGATCCACATGCACAGAAAGAAATTCAAGACCTTGCCGTACAGTGGGATAAGATTATCAGGCCACTCTATCCTTATTCATGGAGCGCTTTAGTTGACTGAATGGTACAAGCTGTATACCCGTAAGGACCCACCATGTGAATGGTGTCAGAAGGCAAGAGAACTCCTTCAGGTCATGGGTAAAGACTATTATGAAATTGACATCACAGAACCAGGTGTCAAGGAAATGTTCTCAGAACGAGGGTTTAGAACAGTCCCTCAGGTATTTAAAGAAGATAAACACATTGGCGGATACAACGCCTTACAGGAGACACTAAGAATTGACCAAGAAGAGAAACAAAGAAACCGAAACGGTTGAAGGCCGTTTGAAGAAGATCGCAAGTGATGTAGTCGCTGAGGGTGTTAAGCATGTCCTCTCCTTCTCTCTGAGGGATGATGGTCATATTAACATGGGTACCTCTTTTGAGTCTTTCGATGAGATTCACTCTCTTTTGAATCGGGTACTATTTAATGTTACTATGACTCACGAAGAGTCTATCAAGAAGATGAATGAAACGAAGAAAGAATCTTCTAGTGAATGAAATTACAGTCGTGGGGTATGTGAAGAAGTGACTGGAACTATCTTCGATCAATTAGATGACATTGCTTTAACACAATTAGCTGGCTTGGAAGATACTTTCGTTAGATTAAAAATGGACCCCTTCAAATATCAGGATGATTACAGATTTTGGACTAGATTCAGAGAAGTAATTCAAGATTATGAAAAGCACTACAACCAAAAGTGGAAAGACGAAGAATGAATTTTAAAACTTATCAGGAAGAGGTGTCTCAGATGCCTCTTTATGACGATGTCCGATTGGGTCTTGTTGGAGAAATTGGTGAAGTATTTGAACTTATCAAGAAGCATGAACGCCAAGGTAATAAGAAACAGGTAATGACTAAGGAGAGGTTCGTTGAAGAGATGGGAGATGTCCTGTGGTACTTCACTCGTCTTGCCTCTCTCTATGGTGCATCTGTGAATGAGATTGCCAAGGAGAATGTGAAGAAGCTTCGTCAACGACACGGTATTGATCCTCAGTGACTAGAATATTTGTCTTCGGAAGTAATCTAGCTGGAAGACATGGTAAAGGGGCTGCTCTCTACGCAAGAGAGAAACATGGGGCAATCTATGGTCAAGGGCATGGGAGACAAGGAAACTCTTATGCCATTCCCACTAAAGATAGGTACTTAAGAGTACTCCCCTTATCTGAAATCAAAGATTATGTAGATATATTCTTAGAGTATGCTAGATGCACACCACACACTGAATTTGATTTAAC